TCAAAAGTAGATGTTATTGTTTGACCTGCACCTGCTGCGGTTATATATTGCTGCTGAGCTCCTGCGTAATACTGTCTGTTAGTTTCAGTGATTAAACCACCGTTAGGTATAGCCATATCTTATTATCTTTGTTGATTTTGATTTTCTTGTGCAACTTGTTGTGCTGCTACTTGAATTATAGTAGGATCTTTTACAACCACACCCGCGTATAATAATACTTTTAAAACAATTTCTGTTTGATCTGCATCATGTAGCTCAAAATTAATTGATGTATCAGGATTATAAACATATGCATTTCCAGAAAGAGTAAAATTCCATAATGGATCCATAGGCTTTCTTATATAAGAAGCTTGGATACCTGTTTGAATTGTTTGAGGATATACAAAAAGTTTTTGTCTTTCGTAAACATATATAGGATACGTTGTACTTGGCGCTGTTAATTTAGAGCTTAGAAGATGGTATAAATCTCCTCTATCAACTCTTTCTAGTTCTTGTATTGGTAGTGCTCCAGAACTATATAGAACAGTGCCTAGTCTATAAAAATCTGGTTGAACTGTAGTTATAAAAATATCAACGCTATTCCCAGGCACTACAGTAAATGTTATAACGTTTCCAGTTATACTATAATCTGTTCCACCTCCAGTTTTAGCAATTCCATCTAAATAAACCGTAGTAGTTCCGCTAGCTAATTGATTAGCTGTAATAGTTGTGATTGTGTAAGCCTGTGGAACGGCATTAGGCGCGACAGGAGTTATGGTTGTGAATGTAGATTGTGGGGAACCAGATTCAGCTGGTAAAGAAAATGACCCGTTAACATAAGTAGTGTTACCTATTGTTTTAAATATAGAGATTTTTTCATCAAGATTAAGTACTCTATCGGCATAATCTGTATCAGTTTGTGGAACACGTATTTGCTGGTTTAAACTCTCAAAATATGTCTCAAATATTTCTAATTGAACTTGAGTACCTATTTTATTAAACTCAACAGGCGTCATGTAACCCCTTTGTTCTTTATTAAGTATTAATAAAACGGTTTGATATACAGTATTTACGTTTATTGCCATTTTAATTTTTTATGTGATAATGACAGGGCCGGTTTTAAGCGACCCCTCACTATAATTATAGTCACATATTATTGTAACTTTTTCTCAATTGTTTTGAAAACTTCTACGCCTTCATCTGTTTTAAACCATGCAGCCAACGCTGAGTATGGGTTTTCATCAAATGGTATAGTAAATAGTTTTCTATCATTAGATCCCCAAAGAAACTCTCTTTGATCTTGTGATATTTTAATAAGGTATTGTTCTACAGCTTTAATACCTACATTTCTTAAACCAACATTGTCGTCATTAGCTATTGCTAAGAAGGCATTTGGATTCTTTTTAGCCATTAAAAGTAAATCTCTTTTAAGTTCTTTAGAACTAAGATTAGAAACAGAAGATCCTATTTCAACTCTTAACACTGCTTCAGCATGGTCAATGTCCATGTTTTTTGCAGCAATCATAGCATCTAATTCTAGGTCTAATGCTTCTAAAGCGTCTTCAGCTACTTCTTCAGCTTGCCATTCCGCATATATCGTTCCTTTTCTAGGATGATATAAGGAAAGTAATTTTTGTAAATTTTGTTGTTCTTTAGTTACAGATAAAACTCCGTCTTCGAATATAATATGACCTAGTATAGCTTCTCCTTTTTGTTCATCAACAAATGGTGAATTCATGTTAGTGGCATATCTTAATTCTCTTTGTTCATTCTTGATTGGATCAAACCATAATAAAGAATGTCTTCTTGAGTTTTTTGAACCTAAAGTATATGTTAAAGGTTCTGCATTTTGCAGTAGATAGTATCTTCTATCTTTTATCTCCCATTTAGGGGCTTGTATTTCTTTTGTTTTTGACATGATATAATATAATATAATTAATAAAAGTAATAGTTACCCCCGTTAGTTCAACGAGGGTAAGTATTAAAGCAATCTTATTGGAATAATACGAAATTATTCGCAGCTTGAGTAACCAAACATCTTTCAGATAACCAGTTAACTTGCATAGCATCTAAGCTTGTAGTGTAAGCACCACCAGCAGATCCTGTGATCCAGTTTTTGTATCGTCTGTCTTCAGTTTGAGAAGCTCTGTATCTAACGTGTAAGAATGGTCTTCTTATGTTAGTACCTAATTGTTGGTCATACACAGTTGATGTTCCAGCAGGTATTAATACACCTTCTATTCCACTTACTGCAACTCCACCTCTTGTAGAAGCATCGTTTAAGTATTTCCAGCTAGTTTTGTAGAAGTCATAAGAACCTCTTCTGAAACCAGAGAAACCTAAATTAAGAGCCATATCCTCAGAGTTTTCAAATAAACCATAAGCAGTACCTCCAGCTTGTCCAGCAGAGATTTGCCCTAGCATATCATCAAAATCTAAATCCAAAGATCTATTTAAGAAAAGCATGTTTTCTTCGATAGCTCCTTGAGTGTCAAGATTCTTAAGCACTTGATCAAAGTCAGAAATACCAGTACCTCCAGAGAAGCCTGCCATTACGTTACCTCTTGCTTGAATAGCAGCAAAAAGACCTTGAGTACCGTGAGCAACAGAAGCTCCTGCAGCAGCAGTAAATCCTGGTACACCAACAGAACTAGCAGCGAAATTCGCACCAGCAGCAGCTGCAGCTAATTCACCTTCAACCATTGCCATTTCTAAGTAGTCATCAAAACGTAATCTTGTTTCAGACTCAGACTTTAGATACCATAAGTATCCTGACGTACCATCTTCAGTAGCAACTTCTACCCAACCGATTTGAGCCATATCAGAACCATTAATTTGGAATGAATCTTTTATGATAATTGGTTGATTAGAGAATTGAGTGAATGAAGGTTGGATTGACTTGTAAGAAGTTCCAGCAGCTCTTGCAGCACCTGTAACACCTTGCGCTTGTGCTTGAGCTGTACCTTTAGCAAATACAGAACCGTATACAAACATTTTTAAAGCAATCGACATAGGTGCTCCAGCTTGATCTTGTAAAGCATCCCAGTTAGCAGCTTGAAAAGGATAAGCTGTAATAGTTGCTAGAGTTGCAGCAGCATTATTATCACTTCTTCCAACAACACCTTTTACTGTAACTCCTGTAGCAGGATTCATTACAACGATAGTATCATTTGGAAATATAGCGTTTTGAACTGTAGTAGCTCCACCAGTTACAAAAGTAAATATAACACCTGCGGCTCCAGCAGCACCAACTAAGGTTACAGCAGAATAAGCAATATGTAATCTATTTTGTTCCGACCAAATAACTTGATCAGATGTCATTGGCATTTCAGCGCCAACCATACGTAAGAAACCGTTTAAAGTTCTGTTTCCGTATCTTTCTACCTCAGCTTCATAAACCTCAGGTAGGTATTGTTGTGCAAAATCATTTGCACCCGCGTTAAATGCTAAGTAGTTGTTAGCAAGTAACAATTGTGATTGAGAAGGTATAATACTTCCAAACACAGGAGAAATTTGTCCCATAGTAATTAATTGTTTTGTTTTTAGTTAAATTTTCTTGTTTTAATCTTCAATTTAGAAGAATCAAGACCACTGATAGCTTTAACTTTTAATCCTCCAACGAAAACATCAGTATTAGGACTTGTCCTAACGTCTTCTGTTATGTTTTTAGATTTAGCAACAAGATTTTTAGTAGCATCGGATTGACCTTGCTCATAAAAATGTTGGGCTATTTTGTCAACGTTTTCAGCGGCATACATAGCTTTGTGATAACCTTTAACATCCTTTACATTACCTTTATCATCTAAGAACTTCTTAATTGTGTTTGTAATATTCGATTGTTTAGTTGCAACTTCACTAGGATTTTTAACTCCATATCTAAATTTCTTTTCTCCTACATTAATATCAAAACCTTTGAAATCTTCAGAGAAATAGTCTTTAGTATTAGATTTAAATACCTCGTGTTGTTGTTGAGCTGTGCTTTGCTCTTCATTATAGCGATTGAAAAAGTCAGTGGCTTTTTTCTGATCTTGAGTAACTCCGGGTCTCAATTTTATTTCCTCGTAGTATTTACTTTTTAATCCTTCTAAATGCCCTTTGGCTTTTGCAACCTCTTCTTTATAAGCGAGTTTCTTTTTACGAACCTCACGTTCCTCGTCCACTTCTTCATCAAACGAAAAATTATCTTCAATCATGAAGTTAATTTCAGTTGAATCTAAGTGTGATTTGGCTTGTTTGTAATACTCTCTTAAAAGAGTATCATTATCTACATTAGAATAGTCAGCATTTAATCTAACATAGTCTTCTAGTGTTCCACCTGTTTCTTTCATAAAGTCTACGACTTTTTCGATGTTTTCAGGTAATGTAGCTATTTCTCTTGCCTCTTCAGGTGTTGGAGCAATAACTTTTTCTTCTATCTTCTCACCTATTTGTTGTATTTCTTCTTCAACAACTTCTTTAATAGGTTTTACTTCTTCTTCTTTAATTTCAGAAACCGGGCTGGGCTCTGGTACTGGTTCGTCCACTTTAGGGCTATCTCCGGTTTGTTTGCCCACAACCACTTCCTCTGTTTTTCCGACTTGAATGGCATCTGTTTCTTTTTTAGGTTCTTCTTCTTTTTTTGATAAATCGACTTTAATAATATCGTCTTTTACCAATTGTTTTGGTTTACGTTTAATTTTAAACGTACCTTCTTGTTGTACTGTTTCTGACATAATATAATATAATATAAATTAATAAAAATTGCTATACTTGTTCTGCTGCCTGTACTTCTTCTCCAGGTAAAGCTCCTTGCATAGGAGATTGCTGCATTGGTTGTAAAGGTTCTTGCATAGGAGATTGTATAGCACCTGTATCTCCAGCTTCAAAATTAGTTGGTAATAAATCATTTTTTCGTTGATCTATCATTTTTGATTGTTGAGTAGCTTGTATTTTTGTTCTTTTATCTTTACGGTCTTCAACTTCTGCTTCTTTACTTTTTGTTACTCTCATTTGCATTTGAGCTAATTGAAGATCATATTGAAACTCTTCAGCCATTAATTGTTTTTTAATCAAAGCCTCTTGTTGCATTCTTTGTATTTCAAATTGTGATTTAGCTTGTTCAATTTGAATTTCAGTTTGAGCTAAAGCTTCTTGTTTTTGAACCTCTTGCATAGCGGCAGCTTCACTAGCTTGTTGCTGCGCTTGACCTTGAGCTTGTATTTGGGCTTGTTGTGCTTGTTGGTCTTGCTGTTGTTTTGCTATTCTTCTATATTTTAATACTTGATTAGCTAACGATGTATTTCTTATTTCTCTAATATCAATAGCATCTTCAAGAAATATTTGATTTTGTTGTAATGCCATTTGAATATTTTGCTCTATCATAGCTTTCTCTTCATCATCAGGTTCTAGATTTAAATATAATCCAAAATCGTATAAATGTAAATCCGATGTCTCTCTTAGCGTAGCCACATTAAATTTTCCAATACTAGATTTTAAAGCATTATTAGTTAAAGCAAACTCCATCATATCCGCGGCTCTTAAAGATATATTTTCACAAGTTCTTAACGTTAAATATAAACTTGCATCTAATATATGTTTAGTAGCTATGTTTGAAGCATTAGCTGCCATTTTCTGTAAACCAACTAAAGCATTTGGATCTGGTTGACTACCATCTCTAGCCTCATTTAAACCAGTAACATCTCTTATCATTTGTAAATAATACTGATAAGTATTAATTAATGATTGTATTTTACCATTAGCACTTGATGATTGCAATTCTTGAATTGGTACTTTACCTCTATTAGGATCACCATCTTGAGTTAAAGATCTACCAACAATAGATCCAGTTTGGAAATACATGTTTAATGCTTCTTGCGGATTATAATTAGTACCATTACCTAAATCAACCTCGGCTAAACCGTCAACATCAACAAATACACCATCTGGAACAACACGCTGTATTACTTGCTGTAATTTTAATGATGTGATCTGAATCATGTCAGCAAAGCTAGTGCATCGACTAACTAAAGATTCTATACGACCTTGATATAAACTTGGAGCGCATATAACATAGTTCATATTAACTTTTGTTAAATCACTTTTAGGCCTTGTCATATTCTCAGCTAGTTTCCATTCTAACATTTGTGGAACACCCATTACTTTAGCACCACTAAATAAAACCTCAATTGTTCTAGAAACTCTATTAAAGTTGTCGCTTTCTGGAGGATTAAATGTGTCAGGTTTTTCCAGTGTTTTTTCTAATCCAGCTTCTGTTTGTTTGATTTTAAAAACTTGATCTACAAAAGTTTTATATTCAAAAAATAATATTTGAACTAAATCGTTGTCATAATTAGGATTAGCTATATAACCATCACGACCAGGGTATCTAGTCATCTTTTCAAGCTCTTCATCTGTTAAATATGGCCATTGCTTTTTTATTTCCGCTAAAGTTAAAGATTTTATTTCACCAACATAATACACGTCTTCAAAATTAGGATCATTAGTGTATGAATAAACTAGATTTGATGGATCAACATAATCAATAACTACTCCTTCAGATTTATTAAAAGAAGTTTTTACAGCTCCAATACCTATGACAACAATGTCATCTACAATTCTTTTTTTAATTAATTGATATTTGTTAAAAGCTAAAACATTGTCAATAACTTCTTCTTGTGCAATTTCTATAGACTGTTTATAGTTTAATTGCATATGTATTTCTAGTTCTTCTTTTGAACCAGGTAATTTGTCTGGATTTTCTGTACTAAACAAGTCTGCTCCTAATTTTCCTTTTATTTCATTTAACAATGGCTTAGCCATCATATCACGCATTATGTTTTCTGCATATTTAGTTCTTTTTTGTTGAGAAAAAGGATCTTGTGCATAAGCATTTATTTCATAATCTTTAGCTGCAATTCCGTTTGAAACAATATCAACAAATTTAGGTATAATTGGTACTGGCTTCCAGTCTAAATTTAAATAAGACAAATCACCATTAATAGACAATTCATCTTTATATTTTTGAACATTTTGTTCTCCTCTAGCATATAATCTAAGACTATGAAACTGCTGATAACCTGTATTCCATCTACTACCGTTTACTCTACCTCCTCTAAACCATTCGTATTCAATAGCTTGTCCCACTAACAAACCATATTCTAAAGTTTTCTTTTCCCCTTCAGATACCATCTGACTTGGAAACGCACTATTAATACCAGTGTTTAATTTCATCTATTAATTATTTTTGATTCACCACCTCTATTATCATATTTTGAAAATTTTAAATTCAAAGGTTCTTTCACTGTTTCAGCGATGGGTCTGTATTTATTTTTATTGCAAGCCATAATTGCTAGTCCTGAACTAATAGAAGCATCATGCTTTGTTCTATCGTTTATATTAAATGAAGCCCAGTCTTCAAGTGTCTTTTGAAAATACATTGTTCCGTACTG